GAAATCCATATATGCTGAAATACATATATTCAAAAAATTTCCGAGAGTACGAAAAAACGCTCGTACCCACTAGTTCCAAGAATACTAGAGATCTTATTCTTGGTCACTTCGATCGCGCGGTTGGCATTACCGAAGATGCTAGTATGCAGGAAGTATCCGTTTCTAAACGTTCAGCGGAAGTCCTGGTACTGCACATTTTTAAAGAAATCTCTAAAAACGTTAAAGTTCCAGAAAATTGCGAACGAATAGTCCTCTCATTGATTTGGCCTTTTGTTGCACGCCGTTCCGAAAGAAAAAAGGAATGGTTTTCGACTAAAGAACTCGATCGATGTATTCGAAGCTTCAAGAAAATGTTGGACAACATTCTTTCTTTTAACTCCGAAGATAACAAAGAGCAAACATTTTGTAAATATTGGCTCGATTATTATCTTTGTTTGTGCTTTGGAGATCACCAGCGTCCTCTACGAGAAGATTGGATTGACAAACCATTGTTTACCGGTTGGTTAAAACGATTTGTCGTGAGAGCTTGTGAGAAAAAAGACTTGAGCTTCATTTTTTCTCTTCAAAAAGGTTCTAAAAGAGCTTGGTCTCCTCTTGGATATCCGAGGATGCACGCAAGTCTTTTAAAACATTCAGAACGCTTAAGTTCTTTCCATGGTTTTTTACCTTTAGATCTTGATGATAATATTCGTCGAACTTCTTACGAAGTTTTTCAAAGTATTATTCCCGATGGTACAGTAAAACCGGAGCCTACCAAATTTGTCCCTAGCGGATCAGCATGCTTACAGGCCTCAGTCAATGACGGAGGTTGCCTAAGTTTGTTTGAACCATTAGATACAGATTTGATTTTTGATAATAAGGAAAGACTTAAGATTGGGAAACTACGGTTGCTTGATCTTGAATTAAATAGATGGAGAAAAAAGACTTATTTAGAGGCTAAGAAGATAGTTGAAAAGGTAGTAAGAGAAGATTGTGGTGATGGCCTATTTGATCTACAAGTAGTACCGATTGCTGAACCCTCGAAGTATAGAATAATAACCAAAGGAAACGGTTATCTATATTCAGTACTTCAACCTTTACAGGGTTTAATGATTGATGCTTGGAAGTCACATAGATCTTCAACTATGTTACATGAAGATCTTACCACTCGAGTAAATGAAATCTATTCGAATGTGAAGTTTGCTGATTATTGGTGTAGTGTTGATTATGAAGCTGCAACCGATTTAATAAAGAAAGAGGCTACGTTGAGTGCTTTTCGCTCTCTTGAAGGGACAACTAACTTTGAGTTAGCTTGGCAGGCGTTATCTGCTTCTGGTAACATCTCATATCCTAGTTTTAAAAAGATTAATAAACAATTTAATCTAGACCTAAAGGATATTCCTGATGTAGACTTGTACGATGGTCAATTAATGGGTCATCCACTGTCTTTTCCTCTATTATGTGTAATTAATCTATCAGTTTATCGTACTGCGATAGATCGTTGGGTTAACTCTGCACCTAATAATTTTGAAAGACGCTGTAGAAGAGATCGTGGACGACAGATGTGGGAAAATGTAATAGTAAACGGCGACGACATGTTATTTCGTTGCGAATTTGAATTTTATGATATCTTTGTTAAGTGTGCGAAGGATGCTGGTCTTTTGATGAGTGTTGGAAAACAATATTTGTCGAAGGACATGTGTATGATTAATTCGCAAGTTTTTAAAAAGAATGGTAATAAGATGGTGAAATGCTCTTACCTAAATCAAAAGTTCTTTTTTGATGATTTAAGTAAGATGCCACATGATCCGGATTATTGTCAACCTGATCAATTTGGTAAAGATATTAATAAAATGATAGAACACTGCTCATGGACTAAGTGTGCTATTCCTCGTATATTTTCCCGCTTTAAAATTAAGTACCAATCCGATTTTCGACCAAATTGGTATCTCCCATATCATCTCGGTGGTTTTGGTGTAGATATTAAGTATTCACCTGAAGATTGGAAAGTTACAAGGCAACAAAGAAAAGTTGCTCGACTGTTCTTAAATGATCCTAAAGAATTATTATTCCGTCATAAATCTATTCTTCGTGATAAATTAACGAAAAAGATTTCGGGTGGATTATGTAATTTCCGTTTTGAACAGCCTTATCGTCCTCTTAATCAACATGAGACGAAAGATTCTGATCCTTGGCTACAAAGATTGTGTCTTATTAAAAGAGTAGCAAGTGGAGGGGAGTTACCTTCGGAGAAGGGTTTCCATTATGTGGAAAAACAACTTCAAGGACTACGACCCATTAAGTTTGCGAAATTCTTAGCTGTATGGACTCTAGATTTGGTTGGTACTATGGGACCACTAGTCGGAGCTCTTAACCCTTTATATTAATTTTCTTTCATTAGAAAATGACCTGGAGTACGTCGTTAAACTGCTTCCATTATTATTATATAGAAGAAGGATTCAGTTCCTTTTGAAAATAATGGTAATGATGGGGTTATGTAGTGTAATGAGGCCAAAACACTAAGTGTGCTAAAAAGAATGCCAAGAGACTGCACGGACCTTCCTACTGGTTACTACATGATGGACAGTCCCTCTTTCGTTGAGGTATCCCATACTAACGAATGCAAACACCTA